ACCTGAAGGCAACTTCATTCCCTTTGACCAACTGACCAAGGAAGATGTACTTGGTTGGCTATGGGCTAATGGTGTAGATAAAGACGGTACAGAAGCTGCTGTGCTAGCACAAATCGAAACAAGTAAGAACCCACCAATCACTAAACCACCATTGCCTTGGCTATGAACTTGAACCTCGACCAAAACGAAATCCAATTTATTCTCAACGTGCTTGGTGATCTGCCGGCAAAGACTGGCGTGTGGCCTCTAATCGTTAAGATCAAGGAGCAGGCTGAGGCGCAGATAAAACCTGAAGAATCATGACACCTGAACAGAAGTCAGACATAGCCTCAGAAGCAATCAAGGCAGCGCCGCCGATTGCAATCACGACTGCTGTGACTGTTGGCGGTCTGACTCTCAACGAGTGGGTTGCTATTGCTACCCTGCTCTACATTGTGTTACAGTCCGGCTGGCTTGTCTGGAAGTGGTATCACGCGATAAAAGACAAGAAAAATGAAACACAAATTCCCGATAGTTAAAGTAGTTTGGGAAGATGCCTGCCACGACACTTTGGGTTGGGGTGATAGCCCAGAGAAAGCCAAAGAGTTTCAGGTTCCGCTTGTTGTCTCGATAGGATTTTTGTTAGCAGAGACCAAGCAGGGTGTGAAAATTTGTCAGTCACTAACTGACGACGCAATTGCTCAGTCTTTGGTCATCCCTCGGAAGATGATCCAGAGCGTCGAGCGCGGAGCGTGGCGTGGTAAGAAAAATTACGGATGATGAGTTCGTCAAGGTTTGGAATGAGATAGGTAGTCCCGTCAAAATTTCAGAGCATTTCGGCGTAGCTGTCAGAAACATTTACGACCGTCGGCGCACTATCGAGAACAAACGTGGCATAAGACTGCTTACAAAAGACGGTAGGCTCACACTCCCTGAAAATCGCAAGCGAGCAACGCTCGACATCGAAGGCTACGTCATTGTTTTCTCTGACGCGCACTTCATGCCTGGGGAGCCTTCTGTTGGTTTTAACGCCCTCTTGAAACTAATCAAGACCCTAAAACCCAAGGCAATCATTGCAAACGGAGACATCCTCGACGGAGGAACGATCTCCCGTTTCGGGCCTATGGATTGGACTCCTGTTGTCAGTCTCAAGGATGAGCTTGAGGCTGTCCAGTGGCATATGGATAAGATCGTGAAGGCTTGTAAGGGTCTAGGTACTTACCTACACAGGACACTTGGAAACCACGACATACGGTTTGATCGTAAACTTGCTGGGGCCGTTCCTGAGTTTCGAGGTATCCAAGGAACAACGCTCAAGGATCACATACCGGAATGGTCTGTAAGTTGGTCGGTGATGGTCAACGACATTTGCATGATTAAGCACAGACTGCAACATTCAGGTATTCACTCTGGTTACAACAACACGTTGAAAGCTGGGGTCTCTACGGTCTCAGGTCACACGCATCTTTTAGAAGTCAAGGGATGGGGTGACTACCAGGGGAGAAGGTACGGCGTTTCCACAGGGATGTTGGCTGATCCTGATGGTGAGCAGTTCAATTATTTAGAAGATAACCCGACTCCTTGGTGTTCTGGCTTTGCTGTCCTAAAATTCTATGATGGTCTACTTCTCCCACCAGAACTTGTCGAAGTTATTGATGGAACGGCTTATTTTAGGGGAGAGGTGGTTGCAAGCTGAAGTTTTAGCGCAGAGGATCATTCGTGGATATGGTCGAAATCCTTTCAAAGATATGGCCGATGTTGGTGGCCTTCGTGATGCTAGTCATCGTGTTAGCGAAAGCCGACAATCGTTTAGCGGTGTTGGAGGAAAAGGTAAAAACATTGTTTGAATTGTTCAACAAAGGAAAATGATGTTTGATCTACTAGGCGGCGGGTTGCTTGGCTCCATCTTTGGTGGCTTATTTCGGCTTGCCCCAGAGATTCTAAAGTTCATGGATAAGAAAAACGAAAGATCGCATGAGCTACAGATGTTCACTCTGCAAACCGATCTTGAAAAGATGCGTGGCGAATTTAGGATGGAAGAGCGTTATGTTGACCATTCAATATCGCAACTAGACGCAATCAAAGAGGCTTTCAAAGAACAGGCTACAACGGCTAAAGAAGCTGGGTGGCTCGCCTCTTTTATCACCGCTATCACACGCCCTGGCATTACTTGGGTTGCTTTTGGCATGTACATTGCCGTAAAGGTTGCTGGCTTAACAATAGCTTTTCAGGCTGATGCTAATTGGGCTGATGTCATTACGAAGTCATGGGACGAAGATGATTTCGCTATGTTGAACATGATGCTCACATTTTGGTTCGTTGGCAGATCTATCGAGAAGTATCAAAAGTGATTTCTGAGGCTATCAAGATAGCCAAAGAAACCCTTGTAAAGCCCTTTGAGGGTTGCGCCAAGGTTCTGCCCGACAAGATGGTTAAGGCTTACCCAGACCCAGGTACAAAGGGTCATCCGTGGACAATTGGCTACGGGTCTACAGGCCCAAACGTTAACCAGGATACCGTTTGGACAATGGCGCAGTGTGAACAAGAGTTAGACCACCATTTAACTTACTTCGCAACAAACATCTTAAAGATGTCTCCAAGTCTCTTAAAGGCTACACCAAACCAACTAGCAGCCGTGATCTCATGGGCCTACAACTGCGGACTAGGAAACTACCGCATCAGCACCTTCAAAAAGCGCATAGACGCTGGCAATTGGGTTGGTGCTAGGGAAGAGTGCGTCAAGTGGAATAAAGCGGCTGGGCGCGTTTTACCTGGACTTACTCGTAGGAGACTTGCCGAGGCGAGCATGTTGTGAAAACACTTCGTCTCGCACCATCTGGCCGATCTTGTCTCCGTGAATCCTGTCGATCTTTTCAATGATCGGAAGTCGTTTGCTTTTAGCTAACTTTAAGATCATCTTCGCCCAGTCCTGAACGACAAACGGCAACGCTTGGTTATACGCTGCCGTTATCTCCTCAACATCAGAACTTTTAACTTGCTTGATAAGGTTGATCCACGATGCCACGGATCGACCACTCCCTAAAAGCCTTATGTTTTGCCATTGTGTCTGGGCACTCGGTGGATGGTGGAATCCAACCGTGTTCCCTCCAGATTTCCTCGACGGGTCTGAACTTTTCTGTCCTCGTCTGATTCTCGATTAACTCTTTCCAATTGCTCATAATAAGCCTTTCGGGAACGGATAGACCGCATCCTCGTGAGGAGTTCCTGGCCGTGGTGCATTGAAGAACCTCCGCTTCTCTAGTTCCGTAGGCTTCCAGAAACACTCAGGAGCCTCAGACTTGATGATGTGAATGACCCTCTCTAAGACCGGAGAATCATCGGAAATGTTTGCAGGACGCTTTGCAAACGCTTTTTTCAGCATGGTTTGATGATGAACGCTTAACATTAGAATGGCACATCCTCGTCATTGTTAGTCTTAGCGGGTCTAGTTTCCCCGTCTTTCTGCTGGAACTTTAACCCCAAATACTTCCCGTCGGAACCCTCGTTGACCCATCCTGAGACCCAGTATTCAGTCCCGTTAATCATTGCTGAACCTCGATAGTCTGGGTGTACATCTTTCTCTTTCTTCTTGTTCTTGCTGATACTTCCTGTCAGTTCTTTTGGCATAGTGATAATTCCATTTGATTAACTTCGTTGAGAAAGGCAACCAGATCAGCCTCGATCTTAGTTAGCTCTTCCGGCTTTGGCTCGTAACGAACGACGAATAACTGTAAATGTTCAGGAAGTCTTGGGTCGAACGAAACAAAGTCGCACCAAGTTCTACCTGTCACGAGCATTTGAGTGAGCATTTGTGGCTTGTATTTAGTGGGAACCTCCTTAGCTAAAAGATAGTCAACGTGAGTGTTTGAGTTAGGACACTTAATCTCGATCAGCCCTGAGCCTGCAAACCCGTCAGGAGACGCTCCAAGCCACTTTATCGACTTGTGGGTATGAAACCCTGTCTGCTCGACGAAATGGCCTGTATGGACTTCGTAGGCTGCTCTGGCAACGGGTTCTTGTTCCGTACCCCATTGCATAGCTGCGTTTGTGAAAGAATCACCCTGTAAGCCTGTCAGACGCTCTGTAACGAGTTGGATCTGGTAGTTACGGCGCGTAGCCGTACCAGGTTTCGCAAGCGCGTCTGAGGCCCGTGAAGCGGTTAGGTGGCCCAACCTTGCTTTGTACCAATCGTCAGTTCTTTGTTCCATGTTGCACCTTTAATATTCCTCGTTCAATCATTGCTTGCATTGTGTTGATGTACGCTTGGTTCCAGAAGTCTCGACGTTCCTCACGAGACATTTCTTTACCTTGGTCTAAGTATGAGTGACAACGAAAACATAAGGATGCTACTAAAGCATCAGAGACCTTGATGCCCATGCCTTTGCCTTGATTTCTGTGGGCGGCGACTACAGTCCCGTCCTCACAAAAACATGCACCGCAAGGCATATTCCTGCAAGCTTCAAGCAACTTTTTGTTTGTGTACATTGATCTTCCTTAGGTCAAGTTCAGCGTCTTTCATCTCATCCGTCCAGACCAAGCCCTTTTCTAGCGCGTACTGTA